TCTCAAAAATACGGCCCTTTCGGGCCGTGGGGGTTAAACTATTAGGGATATTGCATATAGGTACGTTGAACCAAATACCACAGTTAATGCTACGATACCGTAGGTATTAAGGCTACGCCATACTTTAGTAGTTTTCATTTTGCCTCCGTAAGCAATTGATTACCAATTGGAATAGAACGGGGACGCTTTTCTTCTGGGACTTCTACTCTTAGGTCAATAACGAGTAGGCCGTCAATGAAGTCAGCTCCATCAACGACAACGTGCTCAGATAGTCTAAAGGTGCGGGTGAACTTCTTTGCAGAAATACCGCGGTGGAGATACTCACGTTCAATGTCTCCTTCCTTTCCTCCAGCCACGACTAGTATACCGTCTTTTACTTCTACGGTCAACTCATCCTGACTGTAGCCAGCAAGGGCTAGCTCAATTGAAAAGTTTGTCTCATCCTTCTTAACTACGTTGTGAGGGGGATACAGCTTGTTGTCTGCTATATTAGACAGACGCTCTATCTCCGACCATACGTGGTCAAAACCGATGAAGTGTGAACGTGGAAAAGAAAATGCTTTAGTTGCTACCATTTTGGTGCCTCCTTAGTTAAAAGCAAGGTTGTTGTCTACTGACCGGAGTATCCGCATCAGCGTAATATTTATAATTCGCCACGTGAAAACACGTCGGCAATATTCTGTAATTTGATCAATAATCGGTATTCATTTTTTGGATGAATCTTCACCTACTACGAATCCTGGATCAGATGGCTCGGTTACAGTAGATATACCATAAGCAATTATCATTGCAACTCCTACCACTAATCCAAAACCAACAATTGCTTTCAAAAATCCAACAATATCATCCCAATCGACATCAGATTTTTTCTTGGCCATGCCCTCATCCTCAAGCTGTTGCTGACTACTGTGGGTTAGTGTAGTATAGGTACAGTTTCAAATAGTATTCAAACAAACGTGGTTGATGAAGTGGATCAGGACACTGAGGAAACATCTCAAGTAGACCCGATACTATCTCTTCATGAGTTATAGCTGCCATTGACGTTGCAGTTGAGATGCTTCTTCAATGGTCGCACATAGCTGTGTTCGACTAGGTGTGCCATCAATCTTCTCGACCACTACATATTTCATAACGGTGTCTGTGGTTTCACTCAACCACTCGTTGATGACTATTTCTTTCGACCGATTGTGTACTTCGCTTCTAGTGTCCATTCACTTTTATCCTTATGAGGTATAATTTTAATTTGAGACATAGGGGCAACTGGGTCAACTGATTTGTCGGCATCTACCAACTTAATCAGTCCCCAATCACTTAGAAGATTTGCTATCGTGTTGCGTCGAGCTACATCTGCCTGATCAAAGTTAACCGGTTTGCCATCAAGCGCAAACAGCTCTTTGAAATGCACAATATAATACCTACCCTGCTTGTGCAATACATGGCAGGATTGATATAAAGTTTGATCTTTGCGGGATGCAATTCCAATGCGGGTGAGAGTTTCCCGTACCTTTAAGAAATCGTCTTGTTCATCCAAAGTCACTTCAATCATCTGATCGATTGTTATTGTCATTGATACCACCCTTACTTTGACTCTTAGTTATTGTTCTAAGCTGGTCCTTAGTAAGTAGGCCTACAACCAGACGAGCTTTGTCCCGGCTGTAGTCATAATATTTCATAACAGCGTCAACATCGTCATTTGGTTGCGGCTTATACCACTTGCTATACCGCTTGGTTTTTCTTACAATATTTATAAGAAAGTCAAATTGCATAAGGTGGTCTATTTGGTGGTAACGGTTAACCTCGTTGACAGCATAGATTGTATCAATAAAATACGACAGTCCTCTGTTAACGAGATAGGGCGAATATAGTTTCTCAGCGAGCTCAGGGTTATCGCTGTCTCTGATAACATCTTCCTTGGTATAGTTTATTGCATTGAGGTAGTCAAACGGATTCACAGCCAGTCTACCTCGACCATGAGAGCAGTCATGCAAGCTACGTTGTTAATCTCATGATCAGCAACAAACGCAGCTTTGTATTGATAGTCGGCTAGCGTAACAACAAGCTGCGGTATGCTTTGAGGTTCGACATACTCGGTAGCACTGTCGTACAGTTGACGATACAGCTGAGCAGTATCAACGTCCTTGTGATTAGCAATCCACTTACGCATCTCAGTAAACTTCTTTTGCTTGAGAGCTTGAACTAACTCCTTGATGTTACTACTGTGACGAGCAAGTACACCAGCATCAATACTTCCAGTAGCTCCATAGCGTTGTAGCTCGTTGATTATACGCCTGAAATCCGGGAAGTACAGCGTGATAAGCTCAGCTAGCGCCTTCTGATCATATGTTACGCTTTCGTCGCTTAGAATCGTTTTTACACGCTTATACATCTGGCTAGCCATACTGGCTTTGTCTTTGCTACCAATCTTAAACTCAACCACGCTACATCGAGAGTGGAGCGGGTCAATGATGCGGTTCTTGAAGTTACAGGTTAAGATGAATCCACAGTTCTTGCTAAACTCCTCCATAAAGTTACGAAGGGCAGGTTGAGTGGATTGGGGATTGAGGTAGTCGGCTTCGTCGAGGATGACGTATTTGCGGCCGCCCGTGAATGAGATAGTAGAAGCAAAGTCCTTTATCTCAGTTCGTAGTGTGTCGATGTTGCCATTCATCGATCCGTTAATTACAATATAGTCGACGTTAAGCTGCTCGCACATAGCACGAGCAACGGTAGTCTTACCAATACCAGGGCCTCCTGTTAGAAGAAGGTTGGGTATGTTCTCCTGATCGACAAACTGCTGAAAGGTCTGTTTAAGATCATCAGGAAGGATTGTTTCACTAATAGTCTTAGGTCTGAATTTCTCACACCAAAGGAAGTCTATTGACATCACATGCACTCATAATAATATAGAATTGGGATAAGGACGTTACCGTCCCTGTCCTCGATACTTCTTGAAACTTCTTGCGGTACTCTTGTTCATTGAGCTAGTCTTCAACTTACCATTTCCGATTGACGTACCTTTAATGGTGCCCAGTTGCGCGAGAGTAGTTCCGTTAATATTACCACCTACCTTCTTAGCCACTATTGCTGTCCTCCGAAGTATGATGTGCCTTCCATAGCAATCCAGTATGCTAGTGATCCATCTGTTAATGTAAACTGAGCAAGTCTCTGAGTTGAGATGGTCACATTATAGGTACCAGCGATCAGCTTTAGATTGTCTACTTTGAATACGACCTTAAACTGCTCGCTGGTTTTACCAACCTCGTACGAGAATTGATGAGCCGTCGTATTCTTAGTATTGGTAGCAAGCACCTTAATAGTTTCACCGTCACCACTAATAATTAACTCAGGCAGACCCATTACAGAAGCAGCTTGCAGTAAGTGCTTGAGAACTTTATCTCCAAGTATAAACTTAATAGGCTCGTCTGGTAATGACATGGCCTTATCCGGTGGTATGGTAACCATAGACCGGTCAGCGTAGAAGTACTGACTGCTAGCATTGTTGTCGTCGCTAATGGACACATAGTAGGTATCGAAGTTGAAGTCAGGTTCATCAAACAGGCTAACCACACCCAGAAACTCGCTAAGGTCGTATATAGCAAAGTCTCTAGGAAACTCCTCCTGTACCATTGCTTGCGCAAGTACAGTCTTGTTCTGCGATACCGTACGGATCGTGTTACCCTTAGTTACAGACAATGTAGGGTTGATCGTGGAAAAGTTCTTAAGAACCTGTCCTGTACGTTGGGTTATCTTCATCGCTGGACCTTCTTCAGCTGCTCGGCGTCAACTGTAGCTGCTGCTCCGATTTGAGCAAGGTGCCCCAGTGAGCCACCAAAGAAGTATGAGCCCATGTGAGTGGTTCGCATCCAAGGGCACAACCATACTTTGATGTCAGCTCTACGTGCCCACTGACAGAACATATAATCCTCTGACAAGTAGCGCTTTGTCTCTTCATCGATGACAGTATCGAAGTACGCCATGATCTCTCGCGAACCATCAAAGTCTTTGGTACGTGCGTGATCAGGTAAGTAGAGCTGATCTGGATATGCTTCGTTGAACTTCTCAAAAGCAGAGCGGCGAATCATCATGAAACCAGTACCGCCTTCCAGTACCTCTACAGGCTCACTAATCTTGAATGTACCGTTACCGTCAGCTGGGTTGAATACGAAGTCACCTACAAAATTGTCGAGCTCGTTAGGATTCTCATCAGCATAGCCGCGGTCGACTGCATCCTTAATCTTCTCCCAAGCAATAGTCTTCTTAGGATAAGGCGCACACATGATGTCGTACTCACTTTCATCATCCATCAAAGCGAGCATTGCAATCACATCGTTAAAGTCAAACCCGATATCGCTATCGAGAAAGATCATGTGTGTGCAATCAGATCGCATGAACGTGTCGGCACAGTAGTTACGTGCTCGTGTGATCAACGACTCGTTAAACAGATAAAAGAACTGAACTTCGATCCCATACTTGGCTGCAACGGTTGCAAGATCCGTCGACGATTTAGTATACGTACCAGCGCACATACCACCGTACATTGGAGTACACACCATCAGCTTACGCTGGCGCAACTCCTCAACACCTACTTCAACTTCCATAATTAAACTCCATACCTTTGGTCGTGCTGTTTACCGAGACCGTAATCACCATCATATTGGTTCAGTGCTTCAGCTTTAAATAATAAGAATTGTCCTACACGCGTGCCTGGCTTCAGCATCATAGGACCGTTGTTAACATGAAGGACACCAGCCATCACTCCCTCGTAACCAGAATCGTACAGGCCAGATGTAATAAAGCATCCGTTACGGTTTAGACTTGAACGAGTGATTACCCACCCCGCCTCATCATCACCAATTGATACGGTGCCTTCCATAATGATCTCATAGCTACCTGGTTCCAGGCGGTACCATCCATGGTCATCGAGTTCTACGGGAGCAGACTTACGATGTTGTTTCTCGTCCTCGCTAATAATGAATACTTGGCTGAACGATTGAAATA